GTCCAGCAAGCGCACCCTTGGTGAGTTTCTCGACCAGTGGATCAAGTCCGTCGAGATTGCCTCGCGCTCAGGCAAACCGAAGCGTCGGACCCATATCAGCTACGCGGGCCACGTGCGCGTCCACCTCAAGCCCGGACTGGGCGAGGTACCGCTTGCGCGTCTGAGTGTCGACGCGGTGCAGCAGTTCTTCGACGACAAGATGGACGAGGGCGCCACGCCGGCCAACATGAACCGCGTTCGCGCCACGCTGCGCATCGCGTTGGGTCGAGCCGAGCGACAGAAGCTCGTGCCGCGCAATGTGGCCAAGTTGGTCGAAATCAGCGTGCCCGACAACAGCCGCGTGGGAAAGGCCCTCGAACCCGAGCAAGTCACGACCCTATTGACGGCCGCAGAGGGCGAGCGCAGCGGACCACTGCTGGCGTTTCTGGTGGTGACCGGACTGCGGCTCGGCGAGGCCCAGGCGCTGCGCTGGCGCGACGTGAACGAACGCCGCGAGTGCCTGACTGTGCACCACACCCTCGAGCACCTGTCTGATGAGCCCTGGGCGCTCGTGCCGCCGAAGTCGCGCCCGTCGCGCGGGCGCGTCGTGCCATTGGTGCCGCTCGCGCTCGAGGTCTTGCACCAGCAGCGCGATCGCCAACGTTTCGAACGCGAGCACGCGCGCGAAGCATGGCTGGATAAGGACTTCGTCTTTGCCAATGAGCTAGGCGACGTCACTGCGCAGCGCGGCGTACAGGATGCGATGAAGCGCTCGCTCAAGCGCGCGGGTCTCGACCTGACCTATCGGGTCCACGATCTTCGTCACTCCGCGTGCACGTACCTGATTGCGATGGGCATCGACCTGCCGACGGTGCAGGCGATCATGGGCCACAGCACGCTGGCCATGACGCAGCAGTACACCCACGTCCAGACGGCCATGCTCGACAACGCTCGGCAGCGCATGGCGGCCTTCTTCGGCGGCTTTCGCCCTGCCGCTGGTGGACAATTGGGTGGACAGTTTTCCTCGGATGTGGGGCGGAAATGAGCGGTGCAGAGCTGCGCTCTGAGTTCAAAAGCGCCCCAGTGCCGCCCCAGGACAGGCCTGCCGCAGCACTTAAAATCCGATGGAACGAGAGTTCCGTGGGGGTTCGAATCCCCTCCCCGGCACCCGAATTTGAACTCAAAAGGCTGGCTTTCGGACAGACCGAGAGTCGGCTTTTTGACGCGCGGTGGACAATTGGGTGGACAGTTACGCGCTGCTGCGCTCGGTGAGCTTGCGCTCGAGGAAGGCGTCCACGGCGCTCAATGGCACCAGGCGAATGCGGCCGAGGCGGATCGAGTCCAGCGCACCCGACATGACGAGCTCGCGCACCTCCCGTTCAGAGATGGACAGCAGCTCGGCGACCTCGGCGGTGCGGAACGCTCGCTTGTGGGGGTTGCCGTCTCGGTCCGCGAGCAGCGGCCGTAGCCGCGCGACGACCTGATCCACCAGGGGCTCGAGGTCGATCGCCAGCGACAGCCGTGATGACGGCACGTCAGCTAGGCGACGTGGCCGGGGATTGTCACGCGCTCCTGGCACGCGTCCGCTCGCTATCCACTTGATGCTGGGCTGCGGGCAGCAGCTCGTTGATCGCGTCTCGGTACCCGCCCCGCAGACCCGCAGCACGTCGAGAGTCACTCACCCAACGCGACAGCGTCGCATGCTGGGTCGGTGCGCCCTTGATCTTCTGCCGGTTCAGTTCGGCGCACATGCCCTTCAGCGTGGGTGCCGGCTCACCGCGGCGCAGACGCGCGATCAATCCCTGGAGGAGGTGTTTCGCGAGCACCTCCCACGGCGGCGCCGGGCGGCGATAGGGACCACGCGCACCATTCTCGAGCACTTCGTAGGTCGATCGTTCGGCGGTCCCGTAGGTGAGGCCGTGCAGCGTCGCATAGCGCTGGTACGCCGCATTGACAGAGGCGTCGATGTCTTCATCGATGGGCTCCTCGAGCAGCCACGAGACGAAAGCGTCGAGCGCCCCGGCCTGGTAGGACGCGAGCGCTCGCACGAATGGATCATCGCCCGCGGACGCATAGGTACTGCGCAACTCCTGCTCGCGCTCGAGCCAGTCCCTGATGACCTTATGGAGGCGCACCAGCTTGAAGACCAGGTCTCGGCTGACGTGCACCGTGACGCCATCCTGATCGGCGCTGAACGACAGACCACTAGGATCTAACTGCATAGGAGCGGCTTCTCCTGTGCCCGGCTCGTGCGGGCGACCTGGCCGGCATGGTAGGTCGCCCGCCTGCCGGCCGGGTCACCGGATAGTTTGCCGGGCAAAGCATTCGATGTCTGGAGGCTGCTCCGCGGGCCACATAGTGAAAGCGTGGCCGCGACCGCACGCCGACTCCTGAGCCTGTACGTCCGGCCGACGTTGTTCGCCGCGCTCGAGGAGCGGGCGCGCGTGAGCGGGCTGGATCTGGACTGGGAGATCCGCCGCATCCTCGAGGATGCCGTGACGCCGCCCAGGCGACCCCAGCTGCGCCTGATACGAAGCGAAGCGCCCGCTCCGACCCCGGTCAAGGATGCAGCGGGCGCTCGAGGACGAGATGGACGAGTCCCGGTCGAATCATAGCCGCGATTCGAGTCTGCCGCCGCATAGCAGCCAGGCCGAGGAAGCCGTCCTGGGCGCGCTGCTCAAGAGCCCTTCGAGCATCGGCCAGATCGCGTTCCTCGAGCCCGACAGCTTCTACCGCCCCCAGCACCAGTACATCTTTCGCGCCATGCGCTCGCTCGCTGCCGACCAGGCGCCGATCGACTACCACTCCGTCGCCGATCGACTGCACCAGCTCGGCCTGTACGACCAGGCCGGCGGCCTGCTGTACCTGTCGTCACTCAGTCTGGCCACTCCCACCGCGGCGCACATCGAGCACTACGGGCGCATCGTCGAGCGCAACGCCACATTGCGCCAGTTGATCGGCGCCGCTCAGTCGATCACCGAGCTCGCCTGGCGCGACGACACCGATCCAGCCGACGCGCTCGAGCGAGCGCGCATAGCCATCAGCGCGATCACCGAGCGGCACCCGACCACCGGTGCACCAACCTTTAACTTCGTCATTCCCGCGCTCGAGCCCGAACCAGGCCCGCGCGCGTTCCTGTGGACACCGTTCGTGCCCGAGGGTGCCGCCACGCTGCTGTACGGCGACGCAGGCCTCCAGAAGAGCGCGATCGCCGCCGGTCTGGGCGTGGCGATGGCCGCGTGCCTGCCGCGCTTCCTGGGCATGGCGATCACGCCGGCGCGCGTGCTGTTCGTCGACGCGGAGCTCGACCCGGACGAGTTCGTGCGCCGCAGCTATCGCCTGGCGCGCGGGCTCGGCCTGCAATCGCCCCCGCAGGACCTGGTCTACTTCCGCCTCGACCAGTCGCTGGCCACGCCGCGCGGCCGCGAGCGGTTGGTGCGTATCGCCAGGGCCGCGGAGGCCGACCTGGTCATCCTCGACAGTCTGACCTTCGCCTGCGGTGGCGCGCGGCTGAACGATCCCGGCGAGATGGCCGGCGTGCTGCTCGAGCTGCGCGAGGTTGGCTCGCTCCTGGCGGTCGACCACTCGAACTGGGCGGGCGTACAGGGCAACCAATCGGACTCGCATCCGATGGGCTCGTTCATGAAACGCGCCTACGCGCGCAGCATGCTGCAGATCGACCGCGCGCTCGCCGGCGGCCTGACGCTCCGTTCGAACAAGGCCACCTTCGGCGAGCTGCCGCCCGCGGTCCATCTGGCGGTCAGCTACTACCCCGACCGCGTCACGCTGCAGCGCATCGACCTGACCGACGGACGCATGGCCGGCGCCGACACCAACATGCGCGGCGACGAGAAGGTCGCGCTGCACCTGTTGCTCAACGGACCGAGCCACCTGGACGCAATCGCCGAAGCGGCCGGGTTGAAGGTCGGCACGGTCAAGAATCTGCTCACCAAGCTGCGCATCGAGGGCCGCGCGGAGACAGTCGACAAGGGGCTGTGGGCGTATCGGCGGCGCCTGGATGAGGCGGTTTGAGTGACGCGCGAAATGACGCCCAGGACCCTCAAAAAGGGTCACGTCATTCGTCATTTTTCCTTAAGCGTGAATGACGAATGACGCACCCATTCCAGTCAAGTTGGCAGAGGAGGGAAATGACGCCGAGTGACGCAGAAATGACGAGCGAAATGACGAGATGGAAGTGACGAATTCGGAAGAAATGACGGCCGAAATGACTGAGCAGCAAGCGCTCTGCCCCATGTGTGCGGGACCGGGGCGTGCCCTGCACGACCACGACGCGGACGGCGCTGAGCGTGAGGATCTCTATCACTTTCCGTTTGAGTGTCAACGCTGCAAGACGGTCTGGCGCATGCCGCTGTGGCGTTATGAGCGCGCCTGTCGGGATTGCGGCAGGCGCGGCGGCGAAAACCCGGATGACATCCAACCCGGCCTCTGCCCGGCATGCGCGAAGCGTCGCCTTGAGCGGGTCATGGTCGGCTACGAGCGCCACCTCGAGGAGTACGGGGCGGCGCTCACACGCGACTGGCTCACGCTCGCGTTCGTCGAAGACGCGGGCATGACCAAAGCGTGGGCGAGCCTGAAAGCGGAGGAATTCGAGCAAAGGTTGCTGGAGAACTTGTTGGGGGGTCCATCGTGACCAATGCGACCCTCGAGCATGACCATCGGACCACGGAAGAGCCCGAACGCTGCTCCGTATGTCGCTGGCGTTGGGAATGGTCTGGCGACCGCGACCGACGCACGAACGGCGCTCCCTGGACGTTTGCCGATTACCTCGAACTGGAGCGCGGCACTCGCGCTCTCTTGAGGGGGGGGCAGCGCGACCGTGAGTGAAGGAGGTTTGTTTGACCGAACCGATTGAACCGATTGAACCGTCCGCGCGTGCCCGCTTCCGCGCGCTCCTGTCCGACCTGGTCGAGGCCCACCCGGAACTGGGCACGTCCGAGCTCGCCGAACTGGCTGGCCGATCCCTGCCTGACGAGGACCGCGAGTTGGTCGCGGACTTTCTGACCGCTGAGGCGCACAGCATTCTGGCCTGGGAGCTGCACGCCCATTTCAACAAGACTCGTCAGGGCATCTACGCCGCGATCGACCTGGCCAACCCGGACGCGCCGCCGGTGGCTGACCTGGCGGAAGAGCGCAGAGAGTCGATCTTCGACCGCATCAGCCAGTGGCGCGAGTTCGTGCCCAGCGAGAACCGCACGCGGCCGCTGCTGCAGTTCAATCGCGCCGCGCTGCTCGAGTCCGCCCAGTTCGACGCCACCCGCGTCGCACTGCATGGCTGGAAGATGCATCTCAAGACCCGTCTGGCCGAGCGACTACCCGACGACACGGCTCTGGTGGCCGACCACTTCTCGCCCGAGCAGATCCTCGCGCTCGGGGAGTCCGTCAAGAAGGAGATGACGCGTGGGAATCTTCGACTCAAAATCCAGCCTGTTCGCGCGTTATCGCGCCCAATTGCAATTACGCGACAAGCTGATGGGCGGGGTCCCGCGTGACCCGAAAGTCGTGGAGGGCTGGCTGCGCAGCAAGGCCGGCATCAGTGACGAAGAGGAGATCCGCGTGGCGCTCCTGCGCACGATGACCGAGCTCGGCGCTGAGGTTGCCCCGGATATGAGCTTCGCCGACCTGGAAGCGGCGGCCGACAAGCTCGCCGGTGTCCGGGAGACGAACGGCTTCAAGCAGGGCGAGCACGGCCTGTACATCGAGCAGCGACAGGTAAAAGCTGCCTTGAAAGAAAGCACCAACGTGCTGTTCGCCGGCGACAAGTGGGGGCCGACCAGGAAGGGGCCGAAGTCCTTCCTGGCCGAGCGCGTGTTCGTCGAGCCCGATCACATCCTGCTCGGGCGGGAGGAGCCCGACGGCGTAGAGATGGTTGTCGGGCACATCATCGACCGCAATGGCCCACGCAGCACCCTGGGTTATCACCAGTATGTCCGTCGTGCGACGATCACTTTCGACGTGCTGGCCGCGCGGGACGCGATCCAGGAAGACTGGTGGCAGGATCTCTGGGTGCACATGCAGGAGAACGGCATCGGCGCATTGCGCAGCCAGGGCTACGGTAAGTTCGACATCGTGGCCTGGGATAAGCTGCCGGCCACGCCCGACTAATCTGCCGATCATCCCAGGCAGTCCCGACGCCGCGGGGCCTGAGCCTGGCAGGCCGATGCGGCTAGACATCGCCGACTCCCCTCGCCTAGTCCCGCCGCCTCGACATGCCTTGTCACGCCTTTGCCGAAGCCGCCCTTGCCCAGCCATGTCACTGCCGACAACGCGAACCACGCCCCCTCGCTCCCAGTCCCGCCAACCCGACCATCCTCGCCTCGTCCCGTCAGACCTGGTCCTCGCCTAGCCGTGCCGCACCTGACCTGGGCCACGCCAGCCCGACTCGTCCGCGCTCGCCATCGCTTGCCCCGCCACCGCGTACCGCTCCGACGGGCCTCACCTCACCAAGACAGACCCTACCTAGCCGAACCGACATGTCCATCCGACCCGATGCTGGCCGTGCCATCACGCTCCCTGTCGCCCCTGCCCGACTCACCTATCCCGCTCCAGCCCGCCCGCCACCACACGCGCCCGAACTGACCTTGCCCGGCCAGTCCTCGTCTGCCCAAGCCGACCATCCTCGCCCCTCCAGCTCACGACTCGCCGTGTCATTCCAGTCCCGACTAGCCTCGCCACGGACCGCCCAGACCCGCGCTCTCCGAGACCGACTTCCCTTGTCTGACCCCTGCTCGCCGTGCCAGCCCCACCCAGGTCTCAGCCGACTACCCGCCCCCGAACGCTTCCACACCGGCCAGCCCGCCACCATGCCGACTTCCCTTGCCGCCCCAGGCCCGCGCAGGCCTAGCCCCATCCGACTGACCAATCCTTCCCAGCCCAGCCCAGCTCCGTCCTCTACCCTTGGCACCACCATGGCCGTGACGCAACCGCGCTGGCTGCAGGCGCTCGAGCAGAAGCCGCGCGCACCGCAGAAGGCCCCGCCGCCCCAGGGCGCGCTGCGAGTCAAGCCACACGCCATCCCCCAGGAGCTGCGCCTGCATGACGCGTGGGCCGTGTGGCACTGGGAACGCGAGCACGATCGCTGGTCGAAGCCGCCCTACAACCCGACCACCGGACAGCGGGCCGAGCCCGGCGATCCGTCCACGTGGAGCTCGTTCGAGGACGCCCTACGCGCGTATCGCGACGGTCTGACGCCGGCCGATGGCGGTCGCCCCTATGACGGGATCAGCTTCGCCTTGAATTACCGCTTCGGACTCGTCGGCGTGGATCTCGACCACGTCTCTGAGCATCAGGCCGACGCCGCGCGGATCGTGCGCGCGCTCGATTCGTATTCGGAGCTCTCGCCCAGCGGCGACGGCATCCGCATCTTCTGCAAGGGAACGCTGCCCGAGGGACGGCGCCGGCGCGATTGGGTGGAGATGACCACACGCCGCTTCCTGAGCGTCACTGGCCATCACCTGGACGCGACGCCCGAGACCATCACCGCCCACCCCACCGCGCTCTACGGCGTCTGGGCGCGCTCCGTGCAGCACGGCTAGCGCTCGAGCCGTCCCGACCAGGACGCTGCTCCTGTTGGGACCTGGGCCTACAGCGAGCCCACTCGAGCGCTAGAGCCGGCGCCCGCATGTCCGGACACGTGGCGAGTCGATGTGGCTCACTGGTGCCCGCGCGCGCGTCACATCATGGGCGGAGGCATCGGGGGCGCCCAGAACAGCAGCGGGTTGACTTCGCCAATGTCTGGTTGTCGCCGCGTCTCCGCTGGTCGACGCCGCCGCCCGAGTGGAGGCGTGAGCCCGACGGTCGCGGGCACGCTGGCCGGCACTGTCGCGCTCACCAGGAGGGGAACGGCGCCCGGAACAACTCGAGGCTTTCTCATGGCGAGACCGAGTAGATCGTGACCGGCCAGTACACCACGCCGTTGCCGTGCCGGCCGATGCCGCGAAAGCGCTGCGCCGTCCGACACGCGTCCTGGTAATCGCTCCACAGCGCCCAGCGACCCGTCCGCAAATAGCCCTTGGCTTCGTAGACGGCGATGTTGATCGCGTCGACGAAGCACAGGTCGCCCGTCGTTTTGCGCAGCTCCAGCCAGCGATCGCCCGGCGGCTCGTCGGCCACCGCTACTTGCTCGGCTTGCGCAGCGACTCGTGCACACCGGGGCCCTGCGGTCCGCCGGCGTCGCCCTGGATGCGGTGGGTACCACCAACGGGCTTGTGGACGCCCGCTGCTGGTGGAGTCATGTTGCCGCCGCTCGGTGGCGACCAGCCTTTGCCGGTCGAGTTCTCCATCTTGTTCCTGGCGTTCGGGTCTTTCACGGTGCGCTCCTTTCGCTCAAGCGAACTGGTTGAAGTTCCGCGGGGTGACTTCGATGGCGTGCCCGCCCGCCCTGCCTGGCACGGGCACCTGAGCCGCTTCGAACGCCGCCTGGGCCGTGCGCGACGGCGTCGTCTCCACCCCTGCCAACAACCGCTCCGCTTCGGCGTCCGCGGCGCGCGCGTCGGCGTCCTCGAGCCGTGGTAGCCGGCGCATCATGCGCCGCTTCTGGCCACTGCTGGTCGGCGTACTGGCGATCTCGTCGAGCTGCGCCTGCAATTCGGCCGTGGTCATGCGGTCCAGGTCGCGCTCCCAGGATGGATCGAGCCCCGCGGCGAGCGCCGGGTCCAGTGCCACCGCGCGGCGGATGACGTTGATCAGGTTCGCGCGCTCCTGCTGCCGCTTGACGATCTTCGGTCGCTCGACCGACAGGTACTCGCGCGCTTCTTCGTCCGTCAGCGCGTGAAAGTGCTTCTTGTCGACGTAATAGGAGTAATTCTGATCGTCACCCTGCAAGCTGACGACCGTGCCATCGGGCTTCATGTACAGGCGTGGCGCGATGTTGTAGGCCTTGCCCTGGCGCACGATGCCTGTCGGTGTCGGCGCGGTCTTATCTCGCACGCGGAGCTGCCAGTCGGTGAGCTCCTCGTCGTCGGCCACGCGCGGCGTGCCGACGACGTTCGCCGGCTCGGATGCGACGTAGCGCATGGCGTGGGGTGACTCGAGTGCCGCGAGTTTCGCCTCGAGTGCTGCCAGTTGACTGGCGATCGTCGCGACATCGACGGGCTCAGCCTGCTCTTTGGATGCGCGCCGGCGCGGCGCTGGGCGCGGGCGTGGCCGTTTCGCTGTAGGTCGGGCGTCCTGGTCGGTGTCGAGGGTCATGGTTGCTGTCCGCGCGGCCGCGAGTGGTACAGCTCGTGCGCCGTCCAGGGATCCATCGCCTCATCCACGCGCCGCGCCCGATTCGCGTGGTAGTAGACATGCGGCAGCGGGCGCCCATTCGCGTCGAAGCACGCGTCAAACTCCTCGGTGCTCATCGCGCGCACGTCGGCATCGTCGACGAAGACGCTCTTGCCCGCGCCCTGGGCATGCCACTGACGTAGGTTGCGGAGGTCCTGCTGGTACTCGCGGTAGCCCTGGAGTAGGCTGCCGTCGGGCGCGTACACCTGCCCCTGCACCTGGTGCTGGACCTCGATCGGCTCGAGGCTCTGGTTCGCCGCCACGCGTTCCATGAAGTTGGACCACCTGGCCTCGTCCTGCCCTAATCGAGCGAAGTCGCGCTCGGCCGGGTCGACGAAGGCGTCGGGCAGCACGTCGCCGTGCTCGTCCAGATCGGGATGCCTGCCGCGGCCAGTGTCGGTCGCCTTGGGGTTCAACGGTGCCATACGCGCGCTCCCTGGAAAGGTCTGGTCACCAGACCATCGGCTGGTTGGACCAAGCCTACCCCTCCGATGCCCCGCACGCTGCACAGCAATTAGACCGCTCGAGCGCGGCCACCCGCGAACCCGTACGTGCCGCGGGTGGTCTGGCCGGCGTCGGGCTGGCCATGCAGCACGGCGAGCGCCGTCGCAATGACCGTATCGTCGGTGCCGCCGCGCGGCGCGCCGAAGCGGAGTGTGCCACCCGGCAAGCGCTCGACCTGGTAGCTCAGCAGCTCGCCGATCAACCGATCGTCGTCGAGCAGCGTGACCCGGCCGGTCTCGATGGCCAGCGCGAGGGTCTCGATCAACGTGCGCTTGCTGGCCGCCGTGGTGGTCCAGCGCATGACCGGCAAGCCCGCCCGCCAGCTACCGTCCACGCGCAGCCAGCCGGTCTGCAGCCGCTCGATCAGCGGGGCGCCGATGCTGTTGCCCTCGGCCACGATCAACTGCGGCCGATAGTGGTCGGCGAGCACGCCGATGCGCTCGAGCTGGTCGTCGAAGCTGGTGTTGTGGAACCGATCGAGCGCGGCCAGCTCCTGGAGGCTCGCATCGAACACGCTGACGGCGGTGAAGTCGTTCGTCTCGGCGAAGTCGACGCCGAGCACGTACTGGTGACCGTGTGTCCGGCCGCACGGCTCCAGGCGACACACCGCGCGGACACCGCGGAACACGCCGCCGGACTCGTCGACGAACTCGCCCAGCAGCTCCTGGCGGAACGTGTCCTCGGGCGTCGTCGCCCACAGCGCCTGGACCTCGGCGAACGGGATGTCCGGGTTCTCGAGCGGGTGTGGCGCGCGCACCAGGTCCTGGCCGCGGATGCGGCACCCGAGCGTGGGCGCCTGCCAGGCCATCGCGTCGGACTGGTCCTGGGCGGCCTGCCAGCGCTCGAAGAACCAGTTCCGCCCACGCGGGCTCGAGCACGCCCACAGCCAGCCGCCGGTGTCGACCAGCATCGGCCGCAGCACCTCGTCCCAGGCGCGCGGGTCGACGTCGGCCGCCTCGTCGATGACCACGCCATCGGCGGTGTGGCCGCGCGCATTGTCCGGATCGTCGAGCGAGCGGAAGCGGATGATGCCGCCGCCTTTCGGGAAGGTGACCGTCATCGTCGCCTGGTTGAAGGTGGCGACGGCGCCGGCGGCGTGGCGCAGCTCACTCCAGCCGATGCGCACCTGGTCGTAGGTTGGTCCGCCCCACACCAGGCTTCTTCCCTTGAGCAACTGGTCGACCGCGATGGCCATGCACAGGGTGGTCTTGCGCCAGCGGCGGCCGGCGGCCAACCAGTTGAAGCGGCGCGCGGTGCGCAACACGTGCTGCTGGCCGGGGTGCGGCGTGGGCAGGATGATGCGCGGGTTAGGCGCTGCTGGCGGTGCGCCAATCATTGACGTAGACGACGCTGAGCGTGCCCGTGGTGGTGCTCTCGACACGCTGGGCGTACTTGTGCGGCGCGCGTGCGCGGAGCAGGAACTCGAGCAGGCGATCGGACGGCTGGTCGGCCGCGGTCGCGCGGTCCCAGGCGACGCCCTCGAGGTACTCCACCGCGGCGAGCTCGGCCTCGTGGAACGCCAGGGCGAACTGCTCGTCATGCTCGAGCCAGCGGTGGGCGGTCATGCGATTGATGCCGGCGGTCTGACACGCGCGAGTGATGTTGCCGGTGATCGCGAAGCGCTCGAGGAACAGGCGCTGGGCTGTCGCATGTCGTAACTCGCGGGTGCCGGTCTGGCGCTTGGTCGGCGCGGCCTGCTGTCGCTTCTGACCGGGCATAGGCAGCACCTATTGTGCATGTCCCCGAATCGAGACCGGGGCTATCCTACTCGGCCATAAGCCATGCCGACGCGGCGTTTTGGCAGCTCGCTCACCGCCGACGAGGTGTCAGCGCAGCTCGAGGGACTGCTCAGCGCGCACGCGCTGCGCAAACGTGCTCGGCAGGGGTTGGTGCCGGGCGCATTCAAGGTCGGCCACCACGTCTTCTTCGCCAGAAACACCGCCGCGTGGCTGGTGCGCGATCTGTCCACTACTGGGGGCGCCGGCCTGGCCATCACCGCACCCAAAGAGGAGTCCGCCAATGGCTACTTCCAACCGCCCCGCTAGCCGCCCCAGTCGCGCCCTGGCTGCCTCGAAGCGTGATCGCTACCTGAATACCGGCGAGGCCTCTGCCGAGCTGGGCGGGTTAATTTCGGCCGGCATTCTGCGCCAGATGGCGTTGCGCGGCGAGATCCCCGGCGCGATCCGCGTGCGCCAGCGGGTGCTGATTCCCAGGCACGTAGTGCCGTCACTGGTGACCGAGCTCGAGTACCAAGCGCCGAAGCAGATCCACACGCCACCGCGCAACACGTTCGACGCGTTCGCCGCCGGCTAACTACTGCTGCTCAGCGAGCCACCACCGCACCAGGCGTCGGTCGCGACTGACATCCTCGGTGTCTCCGTCGCGCGGAGCGTCCAGCGGCAGGTCATGCGGCGTGATGGCGCGCAGCCGCGCGAGGGCCATCCCGACGGCGCGCGGCGGACGGATGCCCGGCGGCTCGTACGTCCGGGGTGCACGAAAACCTTGCCGGCGTGAACGGAGCAGCAGCGCGGTCAGCGGCTCGAGCCGCGGGTGCAGCGGATCGAGTCGGCGCAGTTGGCGCTGAATAATCCGGAGCTGCTGCCAGATCGACCGCTCACCGGGTGTGGCGTCCTCGGTCAGCTCGTCGTCGGGCCATGCGGTGGGTGCCGGCGCGTGCAGGCCGAACTGGCGCGCGTGCTCGAGCAGTTGGCTGACGATGGTCTCCGCGGTCGCGACCTGGTCGGCGGGTAACACCGGCCGGTGTGGGTCGGGCAACGGTTCGCGTGTGCGGTGGCACGGATAGCGGTGGACGAAGCCCGTGCGGGTCGGGCGCCCGCCACAGCCAGGACAGCGTTCAGTCACGCACCACTCCTCGTACGTAGCGTATGCGGAGTCATTGCTCGACCCACTGCAGCCACGCGTCGGCAATGCGGAGCACGTCGGCGGACTTGATATCGGTGCGCGCGGCGGCGAAGTGCGCCGCGGCCTTGAGCACCGTCAGGCGAGCGATGGTGTGGTCGCGCGAGGATGTCGGCTCGGCTGCGGCTACAGGTCCGGCCCTGTAGCTTTGCTCAAGCACCTCGAGCGCGACGATGAAGCCCTTGGTATCGATGCTGACCCGGACCTGAGCGCCGATGGGCGGCAGCTCGAGCGGTGCGAACTTGCTGACGTTGCACCAGAGCTGGTCGACCATGATGCCCTTGGCGTTGCGCTGCTCGACCACCCCAGTGACGATCTCGTGGACCGTCACGCGGTGAGCTCCAGGCCGCACCAGCGGAACGCGGCGAGGACCTCGTCGCACGATTCGGCGACCACGACCGAGCCATCCTCGGCGAAGAAGATCCTGGTCTGCGCCTGGCCGAGTTTGCGAATCGGCTCGAAGTAGGCGATGCGCTCGGCATTGACCCAGATCGGCTTGGTCTCCTGCTCGGGCGCGTAGGCGTTGCAGAAACTCGTTAACTTGGCGAACGTGGCCATCAGAACGCCGGCGCCGCGTACTGGTCGAGCGCGATCTGCAGCCTGACCGCGAGCATGTGTTTGCAGGCCACCCACGGGCGGTACTTGAGGTCGGGACAGGTGCAGCCGTTATCGGTGGTGCGGTAGTAGAGGCCGCGCTTGCGGCTCGAGGGGATCGACCAGGACACGCGGTTGTCGTCGTCGAGGAAGAGCTTCCACTGGTCTTCGGCGACGATCTGCGCGGCCTTCATGCTGCGCGGGTCGATGATGGTGGTGGCGGCCATCAGTCCTCCCGCACCAGCTGCGGGCGGACGACCCGCCCCAGCTCTCGGTAGCGCATCTCGATCCAGCGCACCTGATCGAGCTCGGGCTTCCAGTGGTGCATGACGCTGTAGTGGGCGCGCATGCCCTCGGCGGTGTCGGATGTCTCGGTGCAGGACTCGTCGCCGCTGCCGGAGCAGCGGCAGGCGAAGAGTGGTCGGCCAAGTGCGTTACTTGAGTTTGTTTGCATAGCTAGAGTATAGTAGAACTATGGTTAGAGAACAAGCATTTGGGACGCCGGTTGAGAAGATTCAACCGCTATCGTCTGTCTATACTTCGGGCGTGGTGCGCGCGACTCGGCTGCGCTGGTATCGCGAGCAGGCCGTGCTGACCCAGAAGGAGCTGGCTAACCTGGCCGGCATCAGTCCGCTGTCGGTCATGAAGATCGAGCTCGGCGACCAGCAGCCGCGGCCGAAGACGATTCGCGCGCTGGCGAAGGCCCTGCGCATCAAACCCCAGGACCTGCTCGACGACGACGAGGAGGGCGCCGCCTGATGCCACGAAAGAGCCCCACCCCGGTGCTCGGGCGCCGCGAGAACCGATCTGGCGGCAAACCGTGGTGGAACGAAGCTAAGCAGCGCTTCGAGGTCAAGTACACCGCAGCCGATGGCAAGCGGAAGACGCTCACCCACAAGACCTCGGCATACGAGCTCGAGAAACTGCTCACGGCCGAACTCAAAGCGATCGAGGAAGGGCAGCCGTCGCCGTCCAGCAAGCGCACCCTTGGTGAGTTTCTCGACCAGTGGATCAAGTCCGTCGAGATTGCCTCGCGCTCAGGCAAACCGAAGCGTCGGACCCATATCAGCTACGCGGGCCACGTGCGCGTCCA